TTCAACGCTCAAGATGATGTCGCTTTCCGCGATATTTCTCAGGCGCTATCGATACTGGCAGACGACCAGGCGCAGATGACGCTTGATATCGATTTAGATGTTGAACCGATAATCCCGACTTAGGGGGGAACGATGAAAATAACGACAAAGAACACCAGCACTGTAAGACTACATGGTCTTAAGCCCGGCGACACTCGCAAGATCGATGTTGACCGGAAGGGGATACCGCTCGATTTATCGTGGCGGCGCAGGTTGCGGGACTCTAAAATAGACGGCGCAATAACGACAGTAAACGATGAACAACCGATATTATCAATCGATGATGATAAGGAGGATTAATCATGGCGGTAACTTCGAACCCACAGGTCAATATCCCATTACTCCCTGCGGCCCTGGTGGACGCATTTGCCGACCGTCGTGACCTTATCGTCGGCCAGACCGGGAGCGCAGGAACCGCAGTTGACGGAGCGTTGAACGTCGATGTTCACACGTTAACTTCGGCGCAAATAAAAGTGTTGTTTGGTGATGACTCGTTCCTGACAACGCAAATCCTCGCCTGGCTATCAAGCAACGAAGCCTACAGCCCGCTGGATGTTATCGCAAAAGACGCCGATGGCGGCGCGACTGCGGCAACCGGAGTAGTGACCTTCGGCGGCGGGCCGGCCACCAGTGACGGCACCTATTTTGTGTCGTTCGTTGATGAAGAAGCTTATCAGGTGGAAGTCGCGGTCACTTCCGGCGATACCGTGACCGATATCGGAGATGCCCTTGTGACCGCTATCGGCACGCTGACCGATCCGGTTTTCAGCGTGGCCAATGTCGCCGGGGCGGTTACGGCCACTGCCACGGATGCAGGGACCATCGGCAACGGATACGGAATCAAAGTAGAGGGAACGGTCCCAGGCGTCACAGTGGCTTTGACGGCCTGGTCCGGTGGCGCGACCGACCCGACATTGACCGGTGTGCTCGATCCGATAGCCGGTATCCGGTACACCGGCATTCTTTGGCCGGAAGCATGGTCCGCAAACCTGAGCTTGCCGGTGGACGAGCTTGACAGCCGGTTCAACGCCAGCAACGCAATCCTTGATGGTGTCTGCTTCACGGGCCTGACCGATACCTATGCAAACATTCTGACCGCCATCGGCTCACAGAACAGTCAAAGCCTGGTCTACATGGGTTCGCCCCTGCTCGATGAAACTTATCACAAGGGACCTGCGATATTGCGCCCTGCCGATTGGGTTGCGGCTGAGTTCGAAGGCATCCGGTCCAGGCGACTGACAACTGATGCTCCGATAGGAAGTCTTATCGTTACCACCAGTGGGGGACTCGATGCTTTCGGTGGGCCGAGCTTGGCAAGCCTGCCCTATTTCAATACGCCTTTGGCCGACACGCCGGTAACAGGCGCAACGTATCTGTTTTCAAATACCGAACAGGCGACCCTTGAGGATGAGGGATACACTGTATATGGGGTCAACAGCGCGCAGAATTACATGATTATGGGTCCGGTTGTAACCACATGGACAACCGACTTGGCCGGGAACCCCAATGACTCATTTCATTACCTGAACTACGTTGATACCGGTTCAGCCTGTCGAGAGATATTCTACACGGTTTTGAAAAGCACCTTCGCCCAAAGCCGTCTGACCGAAGGAGACCTGATACCGGGGCGCTCGATGGCCAACGCCGAGAGCATCAAGGCCGAGCTTATCCGCATTTACCGGGTACTTTCCGACCTCGCCCTGACCCAGGCCGGTAGACAAGCGGAAAGCTATTTCACCCAAAACACCACGGTTACGGTTTCGCTGGCCGACCGCAAGGCGACGATAACCGGGCCGCTCCCGATAGTGACGCAGCTTGGAACGATCAACTACAGTCTGCAATTATCGTTCACGATCACCGGGACAGGCGCGACGATTACCGTATAGCAATAATCGAAAATCGATAATAACGGAGGGCTATCATGGGCAACAAAACATTATCGGTGCCGACCATCATAATTAATAACGAGACGCTGGCAATCGTCCCAAATTCGTTTACTTATGACGGAGGGGAGGGCGAAGTTACTGTCCGGGCCGCTTCCGCTGGTGGCGGCAATACTACCAGCGTTCATTCGCAAAATGCAGAAACGCAAATCGGGAAATGCAAGTTCGATATCTTCCTGACGCCGGATACGGACAGCAAAATTGCAATTTGGAAAGAAGCGATTGGCGCAAATCAAATCCAGGTGATTCAGCGGGCCGACAGCAGCGGCGATGCCGTTACACTATCCTTCGGCAACATGAGCTTGATGAACGCCGTTGAGCGTGCGGCATCGGCAGATGGTGTGACCAGTTTGGAATGGGAAGGCGACCGAATGGGCATCCAGTAATGGGTAGAAAGCAACCGAACCCGTTACCGCCGAAGAATGTTGAAAAACCGCCAGCACCGCCAGCACCATCACCAAAAAAAGGAGTATGAATGGGCATCGAAGATGGCACATGTGAGTTCGCATTGACGCGACCGCTTGAGTACTCTCGAAACGGCACCACGGAAAAGGCGCTGCATGTCGTATTGCGTGAACCTGGCATGGATCACGTTAAGCATTACCTCAAGTTAAAGCAGATGTTGATGCGGGCGCAGATGGAGCTTGCAAAACAAGCCGGCGAGATCAATCAGCTACGCGACTCGATAGGCGAGGAAGTCAAGCCGATTACCGAAAACGCCAACGAGATGGAAGCACAGGCCGATGAAATGGCCGGGGCTATCGCCCTTGCATTGCAAGCCGCCTCAAGTGTCGATATTGGGGAGTTTATCGATACGTTTGAAATCATGGCCTGCATGAAAGCCCGTAAGCCGATAGTATTGGTTGACGGTATCCAGGCGATGACCAACGCGCTCTGGGCGAACCTGAAACCGGACGATGCTTTCAACATGGCTTCCCGGTGGCTCTCTTTTTTCGGTACGCCCTCCGAAGTGGGAGGGCGGACTACATCCGGCCCGCAGTTCGGATCGCCTACGGGACGGACGGTGGCATAAGCTATACCGAAGCACTTGATATGACATTGTGGGAATTATCGATAGTGAACGACGAGCTTGAAACGATAAGCCGGGAGATCAAAAGGAGTAAGCGTTAATGGCTTTTTCAGCGGAATACGTTTACAGAATATTGGATCAATATAGCGGTCCACTCGCCCGAATCACCAGGGCAACCGAACGCTTCCGCGAAGCAACCGCCCGCGCTCAGGAACAAGCCCGCAGGGTCGGGACCGGTATGCGCGACGCCGGCGCTAAGATGACAGCCGGGCTGACATTACCGATAGCCGGTTTGGGCATTGCCGCAGCAAAGACCGCCATCGATTTTCAGAACGCATTCATCGGCGTTCAAAAAACCGTTGAGGCTACCCCAAAGCAACTTGCTGCGATGAACGAGCAATTTAAGCGCATGTCAACGATAATGCCGGTCAGTGCTACCGACCTGATGAAAATCGGAGAAAGCGCCGGTCAACTCGGTATCCAGACAAAAAATATCACATCGTTCACACGAACGATTGCCATGCTCGGAGCAACCACGAACCTGGCCGGAGAAGAAGGGGCCACGCAGCTTGCCAGGTTCGCCAATATCACGCAGATGTCGCAGGACAACTTTGATCGGCTCGGATCAACTATCGTTGCCCTGGGGAACAACCTTGCCACGACCGAGGCTGAGATAGTCGCTATGGGCATGAGACTTGCCGGTGCCGGGAACGTGGTGGGCCTGACCGAAGCACAGATTATGTCCATGTCGGGAACACTGACAAGCCTTGGTATCAACGCCGAAGCTGGCGGAACCGCATTCTCCAAAGTAATGTTTTCAATCAATGATGCCGTTGCCAAGGGCGGGCCTATGCTTAACGCCTTTGCTGCGGTGGGCGGCATGACCGCAAAGCAGATGGCCGACATCTTCAAAAAGGATGCCTCAAAAGGGATATTGGCATTCGTTGAAGGTCTTGGAAAGCTGCGGGCAGAAGGTAAAAACGTCAATAATCTTTTGGAGGCTTTGGAGTTTAACGACATCAGAGTCAAGGACGCTTTGCTTCGCGCATCCGGTTCCGGCGATCTGTTCCGAAAAGCGATGGCCCTGGGAAACAAAGCGTGGAAAGAAAATAATGCTTTGGCCAAAGAAGCCCGCCTCCGGTTCAAGTCGTGGTCAAGTCAACTCATTATCGCATGGAACAAGCTCAAATTATTGGGCGCTTCACTCGGTGAGATTATCGTTCCCATGTTCATCAATTTTTTGAATGTACTGGTCCCGATAATTAGAGTCTTTGAAAAACTAAGTCCCTGGATGAAAAAAACGATTATCGTTGTCGCCGCGCTGGTCGCAGCAATCGGACCCCTTGTAATGATCGCCGGTATGCTCGCAATCGCTATTGGAGCGATAACGGTCCCGATGCTGGTGGTGGCCGGGTGGATAGCGGTCGTTGTCGCGGCGGTCGGTCTTATGGTTGCGGCATTCGTGGCGGCCTGGAACCGGTCAACGGCATTTCGCCAAAGCCTATCAAACCTTGCCGATGCCTTTTCACCCCTGGTCGAACTGGTCAAGCCCGCCGTGGTCTGGATCGGTGAAAAGCTGGGTTTGGCGTTCTCGCGCAGCGGCGATGAAATCAAGCTATGGGGCGATACTGCGGCGGTTGTCATAAACATGGTTGCCGCGCTCATAAAATCGCTAATCATTATCGTTCAGGAGTTCGGCGGCTATTGGAAAGACATATTCACGGGCGATGTTATCGGACTGGTTGAGCGAGTCGGAGGATGGGGTTCGTCATTAATGGATAAAATCGGCCTTGGTTCGGCCAAAGAAAAAGCGGCCGGCCGGCAAGACAATAAAATCGAGGTTTCGGGGTCCATCGGCGTAAGCGCCACCGGTGGCGCCAAAGTCGAGCGGGCCGATATCGGCCTTAATACGGGCTATAATTTGGCGGTGATGCATTGAGCAGACTCACAGGACTACTACCGGCGAGCTTTAAAAGCGTGGCGTTTTACGTTCGCTCGGAGGTGCTTACCGAAGGCGGCAGACGGATAGTTTTGCACGATTATCCGAATAGCAGCGAACGTTTTGTTGAGGACCTGGGAGAGTTGCCGCCGAAGTTCACCGTCACCGCTTTTATCAGCGGGCCGAACTTCCTGAATCTATCCGATCAGCTTGAACTGAAACTCAAGGAAAAGGGCGCGGGCGACCTTGTACTACCGAACTTCGGCAAACTGAAAGTATTCGCCCTTCCTTATCGAAAGGACGCATCCCAAATATCGGTGGGAGAGATCAGCTTCGAACTATCATTCGTTGCTGGCAAGGCGATATCAGGCCCGGCCCGCGCACCGGTAACGGTCGAAAAGGTCTACAGCACCGGAGATACCGCACGCAATGCCATCAATGATGCCATAGGAAAAAAATGGACCGAACCGACAACAGCCAATAACGCCATTGCCGCGCAGTATGATCTTAAACAAATCACCGCAGCGGTTCGTAAACTCAATACCAGCTTGAAAAATATCAGCAGCGTCAACAAAATCGTGGATTATATCGACCTCAACACCCCTACGATAGTGCGCGACACAATAACGCTAAAGAGTGCCGTGGGCGATCTTTGGCAAACGGTTTCCGTTGGATTGAGCAACGGCGCGGGGCTGTCCGATATCCTGCTTTTGACGCAGTTCGGTAGCGCACTATCGCTCAGTCTATCCGATATCCGATCAGCGAGCACCAGTGCAACGGCCACTAGCGAATCCACAAATATACCGCTTTGGAATGAAACCACCGCGGCGCGAATCATCCGCAACGATAACCGCCTTGCCCTGTGCAATCATGCCCGCTTATCTGCGCTGACAATCGCTTATGAGCAGGCGGCAGACACGACCTATAGCAACGATGCCCAGCTTGACGAAGTGCGAAAAACGCTTGAGCAACAGCACCAACGACTGATGCGCGATGACACCGACGATGTTGATTTTTTGCAGTCTCTACCCGCTGTCCGGTTCGCCATCGAGGACTTGCGCCTGGCCGCCCTGGAAGTGCTCGATCAAAAAGACCAGACCGTTTTCGATCTGACAACGATCAACGCCAATGTGGCGATACCGGCCTATGTTCTGGCCTACAATCTATATGCCGAAGAGTTCGAAACAAGCGACGAAATAACGGAGCGCACAACGCTAATCAGGAACCTGAACCCCGACCTGCCGAGCGATAAAATGGTCGGTGATTTGATGGTGCTGCAGACATGAGTTTTGAGATACGGATAAACGGAACGCCCTTTGCGCTTTGGAAATCGGCCACGGTTCAGCGGTCGATTGATTCCAATGCGGGCGCATTCCGCTTTTCAAACTCAACGCAAAGCCCGATTGGGAGTTACCCGGTCAAAACGGGCGACTTTGTAGAGATACTGATTAACGGCTATCGCAAAATTGCCGGGTTCGTCGATGAAATCAGCGGCAGTCAAAGCACGACCGGTCACACTATCGACGTTTCGGGCCGCGATAATACGCAAGACCTCATCGATAGCAGTGTGCCGGATGCCGCGAAAGTATCGGAAGGGCCGATATCGTTAAAAGCGCTGATTGAGAAAGTGATATCGGCCATCGGCGCATCAATAAGCGTATCCTCCAATGTTACCGGCATGGATCAGTTTTCGTCCGATGAATTGCAGGCGGCAGGTTCCGGAAACACTTGCATGGAGTATTTGGTTTCGTTCGCCCGTAAGCGCCAAGTCTATCTTGTTCCCGATGGCGCGGGTGGCCTGATAATTTATCGGCCAGACACATCAAATCAAGCCGCCAGCCCGCTGATACATAAACAGGGCGAGCAGAACAACAACGTGGTGAGCTATTCGTTCCAGCAGTCGCAGCAAGGTCGGTTCAATCAATACATGTGCCGCAGTCAAGACAATTTCGGATTTGATGCGCTTGCTGAGTATTTCGGCGGTGGCACCGACCGCAACAGCACTGCCACCGACGATCAAATCAGAGCAACACGATATCTTGAGATTCAAGCCGAAGAATCGATGGACGCCTCGACATGCTCAGAACGCGCAGCAGAGGAAGCAAATATCAGGCGGGCAATGGGAACCACTTACACGGTATCGGTCCCAGGAGCGGCGCAGAGTGATGGGACGCTATGGGATTTTGGGCAGTTCGTCTATGTCGATGATAGTTACGCAGGGATAACCGGAACATATCTGATCAAGACGGTGGAGTATGCAATTGATACGACAGGTGGAACCCGGACGCAATTAACGATGGTCCCGCCCGACGCATATCAAGTCACCGCCGAACCTGGACCGGAAGATAGGCGCAAGGCCAGCACCGGCAAAGGATACGCAAACCAGACACCGAAAGCACAAGGGACGATAAGGTGAGATCGCTAATCACGATGATCAAAAACGCATTCAAAGTCGCCCGCCTTTTATCGTGCGATGACTCTGCTGATCTGCGTTTTGCATCGGTATCGTTCCTTGGAAAAACTCAGAAAGTAATGCTATTCACTCCGTATGGCCTTATGAGCAAGCCGCCGGCCGACAGCCTGGCCCTTATATGGTCGCAGCAGGCGCAGGAAAGCAACGGAATCGGCATGGCCGATGATCCGCGCAACCGTCCATTGAAAAACCTGGCATCAGGAGAAGTCGCTCTTGGCAACTACCTTACCGGCAATCATATCTATTTCAATGAAGACGGCCTTTGCAGCATCGTCGCCCAGGACATGACGATCAATATCTCAGACGATATTCAGATCAACGCCGCAAATATGACCATGACACTTGACGAAGATTGCACGATAAGCGCCGACACGATCAGCCTTGAAGCAACCACTTCAATAGATATATCGGCTCCAACAATCAATATCGACGGCACCACGATAGCAATCTCCGGAGCACTGACGAACAACACCGTCAATATCGGTTCGACGCACAGGCACAGTCAGGGCGCAGATAGTGACGGCGACACCGAGCAGGATACAGGAGTGCCGCACTCATGACCGAAAACCGCCAGGACGTATTGATCAGGTCCGACAGCAGGGGCCTTTATGACCTCGAAATTGACGGTTCGGACTTTGCGAGCGCCTATGGTTTCGAGACTGCGATACCGACTTCGTTTTTCACCGACGCAAGAGCGAGCGACACGCAGGTACAGGAAGCGCACCGCCGCAGGGGATGGGCCGGAAACATTCTCTATGTCGATCAGGGGCGGCAGTTGGGGGGCTTGCTTTGGATACTGGATCAGGCAAGACTTATCAACGACACAATCAACTTTGCAAAGTCGTTCGCAGAGGATTCGCTTCAATGGATGCTTGACGATGGCGTGGCCCTGGCCGTTCAGATCGACGTAGAACGAACCGCGGTAAGGGCAATAACGATAAGCACAGATATCCTTGCAATCGATAATACGGTGCAACGTTATATTACGCTTTGGCGTGCGACCGACTTAACGAGGACTTTACCGCCATAAGGATTGAACGATGCCTTTGGAATATCCATCTTTTGACGATCTATCAGCCCAAATCAGGGCCGAGTTTCGGGTTCAATTGCCGGACGTTGACCCTACTGTCTTCGGTTCATGGGCGCGAGCCTTCGCGGACGGCAATGCCGTCCTCGCTCAGTCGCTATCCTTTCTTATACGCGACCTTGAGCAGCAACTGTTTCCCACCACCGCAACCGGAGACTTCCTCGATATTTGGGGCGCATACGAGGGTTTGGCCCGTAATCCGGAGACACCGGCAACCGGGCCTGTGACTGTGACCGGGACAGCCGGGACCGTTATCCCGGTATTGACCGCTTTTACCGGCAGCAATGGCATCGCTTATCAGTCCCAGGCGGTGGCCACGATAACGGCGGTCAATCAATCCATCGATACCCTGACACGATCCGGCTCAATCGTGACGGCAACGCTATTGTCTGAG